ACTGGAATTAACATTAAGAATCTTCACAACGTCATATTTGCATCACCAAACAAATCAAAAATCAGAAACTTACAAAGCATAGGTCGAGTTTTAAGAAAGGGTGACAACAAAATCAAAGCAACTCTTTTTGATATTGCTGATGATATTACATATGGATCCTCTAAAAACTACACATTAAATCACATGATGGAGAGAGTTAAAATATATAACGAAGAAAATTTTAATTACGAAATGCTCACAATACCTTTAAAAAAATGTCAGATAAATTTTTAGCAGTTGTAAAATTAAAAACAAGTGAAGAAGTTATTGCACAAATTGAGATGTCTTCACAAGGAGATGTTATGTCTTTAGATTACCCTGCGATGGTTGGAGAGTCATCATTCACTAAAAGACCTGGCGTAAGTATTATCAAAATCGAACCTTGGATTAAAACAGGTCGAGAAAAGACATATATAGTAGAGATGAGCAATATTATCACTATATGTGAGATTTCTGATAAGGATGTAATCAAGGCTTATAATAATTTTGTAAAAGCATATTATGAATCTGAAAGTCCCTTTCAGAAACCAAAACCAAAAATGACAAAAGAAATGGGTTATATATCTAACGTGAAAGATGCAAGAAAATCCTTAGAAGACATCTTTAAGAACAGCTAATCTTTCCCTCTGAACCTCTACAAAGGTTATTGTAATGCTTTTTTGGGGTATTGTCAAGCGTTTGATTATAGTGTATAATAATGTTATGAATGAACACTATCAAAACATTTCATGGCAAGAAAAAGATCGGAACACTATGTAAATAATAAAGAGTTCCTCGCCGCTATTGTAGAGTACAAGGAGAAAGTTGCTTTAGCTGCAGAAAGAGGTGAAGCAAAACCTCGTATTACAAATTATCTTGGGGAATGTTTTCTTAAGATTGCAACTCATTTATCCTTTAAACCTAACTTTGTAAACTACATGTTTAAGGATGATATGGTTTGCGATGGCATTGAAAACTGTGTTCAATATATCAATAATTTTAATCCAGAAAAATCTAAGAATCCATTTGCTTATTTTACACAAATTATACATTATGCATTTCTTAGAAGAATACAAAAAGAAAAGAAACAATTAGAAATTAAAACTAAAATTATTGAAAGATCTGGTTATGAAGAAGTCTTTACTGTTGATGGTGACATGACAGGCACTAGTTCTGATTATAATCAAATTAAAGATTCAGTGCAAACAAGGATGAATTATCAGTGAAGATTGCTATTATTACAGACCAACATTTTGGTGCGAGAAAAAATTCAAAACTTTTCCATGATTACTTTCTAAAATTTTACGAAGATATATTTTTTCCAACTTTAATTAAGGAAGGTATCACGACTATTGTTGATATGGGTGATACATTTGACAGTCGTAAAGGTGTTGATTTTGTATCGTTAGAATGGGCAAAGAATCATTATTATGATAGGTTAGCAGAATTAGGAATCACTGTTCATACAATCATAGGTAATCATACTGCATATTATAAAAATACGAATGATCTGACAGGTGTTGGACTTTTCTTGAGAGAATATGATAATGTAAAAATATATCCAGAAGTTGAGGAAGTTAGATTAGATAAAACAAAGTTCTTATTTGTGCCTTGGATTAATTCTGAGAATGAAGAAAAAACTCTACAGACAATAGAACAAAGTGATTCTCCATGTGTCATGGGACATCTAGAGTTGAATGGATTCATGGCAACTCGTGGACATTTTATGGAACATGGAATGGATTCAAATGTCTTTGATAAGTTTGAAAGAGTTTATTCTGGACATTATCACATGAGATCAAATAAAGAAAATATATTTTACTTAGGCAATCCATATGAAATGTATTGGAATGATGTAAATGATAGAGATAGAGGATTTCATTTGTTTGATACAGATACCTTAGTTCATACGCCAGTTAATAATCCATATCAACTTTTTCATAATCTATACTATGAAGATACACCACATCAGATGTTGGATATCACAAAGTATAATCAAAAAATACTTAAGGTAATTGTTCGTAAAAAATCAGATCCAAAACAATTTGAAAAGTATATTGATAAATTATATTCTTCAAATCTGGCGGAGTTAAAGATTGTTGAAAACTTTGATTTTATAGAGGGTGAAGAGTTTGAAGCAGATGAATCTGAAGATACAATTTCTTTATTAAATAGATATATACAAGAGTCTGAAGTTGACTTAGATAAATCTGTGATTACAGAAATACTTCAAGACGTTTATCGAGAGGCCTGTGAGGTTGAGTAATGTTTATCTTAGCGGTTAAAGGATACGAAGAAGATGGTGCTTTCTCCATTGAGAATGACGATGGAGACAGAGTTCTTTTGATGTTTGAAGAAGAGGATGATGCAGATAGATATGCTGATTTAATATCAGTCGAAGAAGATTATCCAGAAATGAGTGTGATAGAAGTAGATGACTATGTTGCGATGAGGGCTTGCGAAATGCACGATTACATGTATAATATAGTTAGACCAGACGATATCGTGGTTCCCCCAAAGAATGATTTGTTTCAAAAAGATAAGATGGCGTAACTTGCTGTCTACTGGTAATCAGTGGACAGAGATAGATCTTAATAAAAAATCCAATACTGTAATTATTGGAACAAACGGTGCTGGTAAGTCTACCATGTTAGATGCACTGACTTTTGTTCTGTTTAATAAACCATTTCGTAAAATTAATAAATCCCAACTTGTAAACGCCACAAATGAAAAAGACTGCATGGTTGAACTTGACTTTACAATAGGTTCAACTGATTGGTTTATTCGTAGAGGTATTAAACCAAATATATTTGAGATTCATCGTAACGGATCAATGATGAATCAATCTTCTGCTGCCAATGATCAACAGAAGTGGTTAGAACAAAATGTTGTGAAGATGAATTACAAGTCATTTACACAAATCGTTATATTAGGTAGTAGTACATTTGTTCCATTCATGCAATTATCAGGTTCAAATCGAAGGGAAGTGATTGAGGATTTGTTAGATATTAAAATATTCTCAGCGATGAATGCTATAATTCGAGATAAGATAAGAGATAAGAAAGATGCAGTTAGAACTCTAGAGTTAAAGAAAACATCTTTGAAAGAAAAGTTAGAGATGCAACAGAACTTCATGGAGGAGATTGAGAAGAGAGGTAAAGATAGAATTAAGTCTAAGAAAAAAAAGATAGATTCATTATCATCTGAATCAGAGGGTTGCACGATAGCAAATTTAGCTATAGAAGGAACTGTTGAAGATTTAATTAAAGAACAAGAAAAATTTATAGGTTCTAGTAAAAAACTTAAGGAGTTAGGAAATCTAAAGGGAAAGATATCAAACAAGGCATCAACTGTAAAAAAAGAACATAAATTCTTTTCAAAAAATACGGTATGTCCTACTTGCACACAGAATATTGATGAAGAGTTAAGGCTAAATAAACTTGACGAAGCCCAACAGAAAGCTAAAGAACTACAATCTGGTTATCAAGAACTAGAAAAAGCAATAACAAATGAAGAAGAAAGGGAACGTCAATTTATCCAACTCACTAAGGAATCAACAAAACTCACGAATGAAATTTCTCAAAACAACGTTAAGATCTCTGGCTATCAAAAACAAATCAGAGAACTTGAATCAGAAATTCAAACTATTACCAATCAACTTGAAAACCGAAATTCTGAACATGAGAAACTAACTGAATTTGACCAAAAACTAAAAGAGACTTATGAATCTTTAGGAGAGAAGAAACAGGAAATATTACATCATGACTTTGCCTACTCACTTCTCAAGGATGGTGGCGTAAAGTCCAAGATCATCAAAAAGTATCTACCACTTATCAACCAACAGGTTAATAAGTATCTCAGGATGATGGACTTCTATATTAATTTCAAACTTGATGAAGAGTTCAATGAAACTATTCAATCTCCGATTCATGAGGACTTCTCATATTCATCCTTCAGTGAAGGTGAAAAAATGAGAATCGATCTAGCACTTCTCTTTACATGGAGAGAGGTTGCTAGATTTAAAAACTCAGTCAACACAAATCTATTGATTATGGATGAGGTATTTGATAGTTCACTTGATGGGTTTGGAACAGAAGAATTTTTAAAGATAGTAAAATATGTAATCAAGGACGCAAACGTATTTGTAATATCTCATAAACAATCTCTACATGATAGATTTGAAGATCTGATACAGTTTGAAAAGGTTAAAGGATTTAGTCGTATGACATAAATAAAATTAAAGTACGGTAATCCGCATGATACTAGAGGAGGCATGTCACTCACTTAAGTTAGAATGTGCGTTAAGAGATTTAGGTTTTGTTGATATTGGTTGGAAGTGTGTTGCACACGCAGGCATATTCTTCATTCAACCAGTGGGATTTCCAGATTATCCTGATGGAGAACTCTTAGGATTTTCTTT